ATTATCAGATGTAAAGACATTCACATTTCCAACAGTACCCGTTGCTAAATCAAACATTTTTATCCCTTACGTTTTTGGTACTCTTCTTAATCCTGTACGATAAGCATCTGTATTCTCAAAACCCTCACCGTATGTTTTTAATCGACTTATAGCCTCTGTAAACCTATCTGAATACAGTTTTAAAACATCTGCTTCACCCTTCATAAACATATAGGCTTCATATAGACTACCAAACAACAACGCATCAGGGGCATTTGTGCCTAACCAAGAAGTGCCATCTCCTGTGGCAGTTATTGATGTGGGTCTATAATAATAATGTAACTCAACAGAATAACCGCTATTAGGAGTAGGGCTAACGATAAAATTATCAACATCAAAAAGAGCATAATATCGAGGTACACCTGTATTAGATGAGTTAGGGTGAAACTCTTGAACGAAATTTACATCTTTAAATAAAAGAAATTCATGTTCATTTGAGTTTATAATTGATAAGGCTATAGAACCTAAATAATCTGAAGGAACAGCAAGAAACTTGTTTCCATTCGTAAGTGTGCCTGTCACATTCTTTCTAAAGTAATCTAACTCAACAAGTTTTAAAATACGCTCTTCAGCATTTTTAATAAAATTAGGTATGTTTGTTGTGAACGTAGTCTCATCGTTCTCTGTATAATCTTTAATTGCTTGCGTAAGCGTTGTATTAGTGTAACTCATGGTGTATTACCTTGCCATCCCATCGCACTATGGTTTGTACAATAGTAATATAGTGTTGGCGCACCAACAGCAACTGTTATTTGTGTATAGGCTCCTGCACTTCCTGGAGTGCCAACCGTGGTAACTCCTGTCGTGTATTCAGTTCCTCCACCGTGTGTGCCATTTGCAGTTTCAGAAAATCTTAATGGATGACCTGAGTTAGAGCTATCACTTTGATCAAATCTAAAAGTAGAACCCTCTGTTAAAGTAAGCAAGACATCTGATGTTGCAGTTGAACCATCTATAGCATATTTATTTGAAGAGCCAACATTATAGTATGGATGATTAGAAGGATTACCAGACACGACTGTAACAGCAAATAATTGATATACCTCAACAGAACCTACGGCACTAGTACCAACAGTGGTGGAGGCAGTAGTTGAAGAAGAAGACGCAACGGTTGATGTTATTGTTACTGTTCCAACACTGCCTGTTAAAACACTCAAATCTTCAATAGACGAGGGTATAATATCTTTTCCTGTGCTAGTAAAAACAACAAAAGGAATATTATCATCATTTGTGTCAGGTCTAGCGTTTTTTAATGCTTCTGAATCTACTACATGTCTAATAGGTTGTAATTGAGGATGTTTTGGCTCATACTCATCTGGGCCCACTAAAGAACCGTTCCATTCTTTTCTCATATCTTTTAATCGATATCTAAAACCAGAACGAT